CTTTCAGCAAGTCTCGGAACTTGAGCACCTCAGTCCGGGCCTTCACGATCTGCATCGATGCCGAGGCTTGGAACAACGCATTCTCGAAAGAGACTGTTGAGCCTGTGCTCAGGGAGACCATGGACCCGCTATCGGGATCAGGCCTTATCTCCCGGATTCACAGTGCTTTTGAGGACATCTTGTTCTATGCCTTTGAGAAGGGTGCCACTCTGTACTACGTGGGACAGAATGGCGGGATTGAGGGTTTGCAGCAATGCAGCTGGATGGCGGTGTATACCCAGCAGATTAAGCATGCCCTTCGGACCTGCCCCTACCAGTACATGATGATCATCAAGGGAGACGACGTGAGAGTCAGGTTTGAGGTTCCAGTTTCGGAGATCACAGATGCCAACGATCCCAACGCGATCTGTGAGAAGATCAAGAAATGGTTGATCGACGGCCTGGCTCTGTTCGGCCATCGAATCAAGAAGCTGGAGTCCTATGCATCCGAGACTGTCTTCGCCTTCTCCAAGAAGGTCTACATCATGGAGGTTGCCCTTCCATCTTCCTACCGACAGATCCAGAAGACATATGGAGCTAACAACAGCTTTATGTTCTCTCTGGACGACCTGGTGGGGGCTGCTTTCAGCAATGCTCACAGCTCATCATCGTATGGTCTAAACCCTCTGGCATCTCTCACAGTTGCTATGATCTGGTCATCACTTCACATCTTGACCTACGCCAAGAACCGGGGCATTGCCCACCGGTCATCTATCAAGAGAGGAGAACAGGATTTCGGGGCTTTGTCTGACAAGGAGCTCACCGCCCTTCTGATCACCCCTTCGGCCTTTGGGGGCTTCCCTGTGATTCATCTGCACAACATGTTCCTGCGAGCTGAGTCAGATCTCATCTCTGGATTCTGCGGATTGGCTCTCTTTGTGAGAGTTCACGACCCGGGTCTAGCCGCTGTCATGAGGAGAATCGTGAATTTCCCGCTCGCACAGTCTCCTCCTTTCGGGATGCTAGTGAGTGATCCTTACGCTCTCGCCAGGTCCAGCTTACCTAGCCCGAACTTGAAGCTTCAGACCTACCTCAAGCTCGCAATTCGTAAGAATGCGGTCAACCGGTTTGTCAGAGCTTTGTTCAGTGAGGAAGTTGACCATTGGAAGGAAGAGTTCATCAAGGCGTTCGCTTCGGGAGACCGTCTCGACCCCAAGCTCGCAAGTGCCATCTACGAGTGCTCGATTCCGGCCCATCAGGAGAGATTCCTTCTCAAGTTCGCCAGTGCCAAGACCATGATCGAGCACATCTGGAGCATGAGCAGCGACAGGAGGATGATCGTGGCTATGTGCCGGAACCTCATGAGGATCGAGCACCAGAGGCAGAAGGAGAGGATCAAGCTCTTTGTCACACAAGGAGGGAGAAGAGTGCAGGTGTTCCTGGAGGATTATGAGTGTCCCACCAAGATGGCGGAGGACCTCCGAGACAGAGGATGGGGAAAACCGGTGGACGGGATCACCTATCCCCCTCCCCAGCACCAGACCCGAATCTTCACTGACACGGAGCTGAAGGTGCAGGATGTGGGGAGAGCTGCAGTCTACGAGGTCATGGGAAGTTCAGCTTTCCATCCCATGATGCCCTCTCCTCATTTCTCACATACTGGGTTGGATCCCTTCCTAGGAAACAGGACTCCAAGTGGAACCATCGCTTCCCCATTGGTGATTGAGAGCGGGAATCAGATCATCACGAACTTGCGCAAGCTCCTGTCTCTATCCACCATGTGTGTCCTGAGGTCTCTCGCCGACAAGCCGGCTGACAGCTTCACCTGGGAGGATGTGTGCTACCACATGATCCAGATGTACACGAACATCCCGGACGCGGAGCTTGATGCCCTCAGAGCGCGGCACCGATCTGGAACACGGACCCATCATCTAGCTGCTCGAGGGTTTGAGATCTCAATTGTTCCTAACATGACTAAGAACATGATGAGCCACGTGAAGATGAACCCTGACACCAACCGACGCCTGAGAGCGACCCAGGCCAACTACAGGATCAACTTCCTGCAGCTGATGACCCACAATGCCACAATCATCCAGTTCAACTGGTTCCTTCCTTTCGGAGGGGAGAATCCGGGTTCCTACCGATCTGAGGTTCCCGACTGTGATGACTGCTTTGTGGAGATTGACGAGCGGAACACCTACATGACTCACAAAGGTGTTTTCGGGATGATCAAGAACCTCCCAGCCAACCTACAATATCAGGTTGACCTGGCCACCAAGACTCTGGAGGAGAGCCTCCGAGAGGATGAGGCGAATTACGCCCTGCGTCGAGTCGTGTTGGGAGATGATGAGATCCTGCAGGACGCATGGGAGGTCATGTGCGAGGAACTTTTCAGGCAGACTGTCAGTCTCTATTCTCGGGTCGCGGCAGCTCACGGAGTGGTAAGACCGACAGTGGACAGAGTCCAGGACAAGATTCACGTTACGGGTCAGTCCGCAGGAGCCAGATCTCTCACTGGATCAGAGATCATCAAGATCCCAGCTAGTGTCATCATCCGGAGGCTGAGAGTTGAGGTCATCTCCAGGATTTTCAGCCACTACAACATTCAGGAGACTCAAGATCTTCAGTCCCTGTTTGCGAGTGTGGAGGCTTCGACTCTCCCTTGGGCTCCTGTAATCAAAAGACTCGGAAGAGTGAGGAAGCTCCAGGCGCTTGTGGCGGAAGTCTGTCGTGTGACCGGGCAGGATGTCGCCTCACAAGGGAACGAGATGAGAGACTATGCCTCTGTCTCTCGCTTTGCTGGGCGAGAACTGGCTCTCAGGACCATGGGCGATGTAACCGTTGATCCTCCAAGGATCCGGGTTCAAGTCCATATCCCATCCAAGGACCTCCACCACCGGATTATTGCAGCTCGAGTGTATACTCTGAGACAGCTTACTCTCTGCTACCCTGTGACTCGGATCTTTCCATCTGGCTCCATCACCTGGGACTACATCCATCCGCCGTGCTTCAACGTCTTTCTCTCAATCATTGTCCTTGCTCTTGGGCCATCCTGGAGTGTGGACGAAATCGCGGAGAAGTTCTCGAGGGTAAAACGGCTGGAGACTGTCCTCCCTCTCACGGCGGAGATTTGGGACACCTGGTTCCAGACGCCCGCGAAAGTCCTTGTTCGATGCCCTCAGGACACCATGGGGATCTTCATGTCATGGCTCTCAGAGTCTTTTGGGACAGACAGCAACCTCAACTCAATCAGAGACGCAATCATCGCCATGGCGGGCGAGCCGGAGACATACGAGGAATTCCAGGGAAGGACCGAGCAGCTCAGCATCTTCACAATTGTCACATTCCACGATCTGGCCAGGTGCTATCAGCTACTTCGGGAATCTACTGGGATCCCTGAACTGGATGACACTTCCGGCCATGACGTTGATCTGCCTCCATTGGCCGTGAAGGGAGCCTACCAAGTGACCATGGTTCCTCTCAAGGTCACGGGAGTGGAGACGTGGGTTGTTCTGGCACCTGGAGCTGTTGAGAGAGGGCCCTTACTCCCACCAGAAATTCCGGTTCCTTGGACCGAGGGTGTAAAACTGGACCTCACACATCTCACTCGTCCGTTCGGCATGACGACTTCGGCCTGGGTGAAGATTGACGCTCTTCTCAGAGGGACCAACTTCTACAACAGGTACAAGAACCTTCCATTCTACGCTGCTGCCCTCGCTGACGGTGACGGAGGAGACAGCCGCTACCTCCTGGAGTCATTTCCGAAGGCAAGAGTTCTGTGGAACACAATCAACGAGAACCTCTCGGAGGAAGCGCATCAGCCATGCGCTCTTAGGGTCATGGACGGGGATCCTCCCCGTCTCACGGTCCATCCTAGAGCTCTAACATCGGTTCAGATGCTGGAGAGCGGGGACATCACAAAGGTTCAGATCCAGGAGCTCATCTGCAGTCAGATTCCAGAGGACAGCCACTTCTCTCTGGTCAAAGAGGATGCCGATCTTCCCTACGGCCCGGGAAGGGGAAAAACAGGTCGAGAGATCTGGTTCGGAGCTCTCAGAGTCTTCCTCAAGAAGGGTGCTCCTAACGGACTGCTCGTCCTCAAGGTGTTTCTGGATGTTCCCCAGAGTGTCGCCTGGATCATGACGCTCTGCTCTCAGACCTGTGCTAGCGTCGGTTTGGCCACTCTGAACCAGTCTCACTGCTCATTCGAGGCCTACGTTCTCGCATCAGGTCCTCTCTCTGTCATTGAGACTATCCCAGAGTTCTTCACCCCTCCGGCAAGGATCTTGGCGGTTGTCCTCAGATTTCAGGCCTTCTGTAGCACAATGATCAGAGAGTGCCAGATCGGGATATCGCGCCGAGAGAGAAGAGTCATGTTGAGACCACCCAGGCTTCCATGTCCTCCGGGATTTGCTCCCAGGTTCAGATCATCACTTGGGAGGTATCTGATCAGTGACGACGAGGTCGATGATCCCTCTCTGCTCATTCGGAGGCTGACCAGGGACTTGTTCCATTCAAGACAGAGGCTCGACACCTACACATCCAGGTTGCCAGGAACCTCAACCACCGACAAAACAGCCCAGCAGCTGTACCAGCGCACGAAACTGGCCTTCCATCTCGGGGCAGTGATGGCAATCATTCGTTGCCTGGTGGACAACCCCGAAGCTGGGTCCTCCCCCAGAGATGTCACAAATTGGCCCGGAACATTCAAGGAGAGAATCTGGGAACGAACCAAAGAGCTATTGGAGCTCTTGACATCCTCCGCACGTTGGGCCGGACTGGGAGGCCCCCTTGACCTGAGTAATCTACCTGAGGGTCGCTCGGCTCACGGTCTACATTTCAAGAGAGACCTGGAATCCACTCTCCTGGCCGCTTTCAAGGGAGCCTGTGAGTATTACGCTCACTACTGTTGCATCTGTCCCCACGCCGATCCTCGCATCTCGATCATGGAGAACATCCCATACACTATGCAGGACGACATGAGGCGACGCCAGCTCCTCCAGATCCGGAGAGACATCCTAGCGGAGCACCTCCTTCTTGGCGATGTGCCGGAGGTCTTCACCTACGGCCCTCCGGATTCAGAAGACGCCGGAGGGAGATCAGAGTGGCGTGAGCTCGCCAGAGAGTGCGAAGAGTATGACAGATGGGCACAACTGGGCTTCCCAGACGATGAGGACGAATCGTCTGAGGACGAGTTTGCTAGTTGCGAAGACACAGACTAAATGAAGAGATCCAAGAAAATGCGACAATGATCAGAGTAATGAGAAATCTCTACTCGACATATGGAATATGAGATAATCGACGACTAGTAGAGAAAGGTTGTGAGTATTCTGACTCAGGGAAGCTAGTCGGAATGGAAATGTACATTCAATTAGATGGTAATGTATATAGTGTGTAAGGTATGGTACATTGTGATTTTTTCCCTGTTTTAAAACAACGAGAAAGAGAAGTTGGAGAATTGACAGTTCAACTAATCATCTATTTATAATCGTTCTATCCTGAGTGAATGAAAGAACCAAGGGACCTTTCCTAGTTGAGGAGGAAAGGAAAGGAAACAAAGAAAGGATAGGGGAAGAAAGAAATCAGCTAATAAACAGAAGCATTAGAACGAGAACTAACGCTGAGCGCCGCATAGATAATCTGACTGTGATGTAATCTTTGGTTTCTCG